CTCTCAGTGACTATAGTAGTATCAGCAGTATCTAAGTCATCTTCTAAGGTAACTGCTAGTGTATTGTTAGTGAATCTAGGCTTAACTAAAACTCTAGCTCCTTTTGGAATAAATGGACCAGCGTAAGGATATATCGTAATTCTTGTATTAGTTGAGCCACTAGAAATAGCAACGCTAGATTGAGCAAAAACAAGTTGCCCTCTTTCAGCATAAATCTCTTGGAGCATTCCACTATATTGGTCAATGTTTGCCATTATTTAACTTTTGGTGGTTTATTGTTTATAATATTTTTATTTGTCAATACGTTTGCATTTTCAGCAGCGTGATTTGTAAAGTTACCAACTAAATGACTACCATCTTTATCTAAATCATTAAAGTCAATCTCTACCCATTCGCCCATAAAATAACCAGGAGTAGCTGTATATTCTCCACCTAGACAAACAAAATATCTTTCAGAACCCTCTACAGTATCTTTTAATAAATATCCAAACTCCCAAGGGTCTAAGCTAAGAACATCAGTCTCTCTTACTAGCCTAGTGTCCATCTTCATTCTATAATTCTTCTGCATTGCAATTAATGTAGATGCTTTTAAACTTGGTAAATGAACAGCAGACATACCAGTAGTATCATTAATGTATGTCCAGCTAGGTGTAAATGCGTTTAAGTAATTGTTCTCTTGAAATGTATAAGAGTCTTTTATATAAATTAAATTGTCAGCTATTGAAGCATTTGGAAAGAATTGCTCTACAAAATTTATTGAGTCAATAACTTCTTCTCCACTTTCTACTATAGTTCCAGCATCTTCATTAATATATTCATAAGCTACAAAGCTAGGAGTCTCCCCATCTACATATATTTGACAAGATGCAACTGGTAAGTCTAAAGGAGAATCATAATTAGTATAGTTAGGGTGTGCTGTAGATGTTATATCTCCCTCTATTTGACTTGTTATATTAACTAATACAGAAGGAGCAGCATTACCATCAGCATCATATTGATAGGCATATACATAATAGTACTGTGTATAGGCATAATACTGAATAAGTCCACTCACTGGACATACTGCCATGTCATCACTTGTTGGAGCGCCATAAGTTACCGTTTCGTAATTACTATAGTTTTGACCGTTAATTAATGTGAACTCGCCTTGTGTAGTAACTGGAGCTTCTGTAGTATCCCAAGTATAAACATTATTCACTGGGTCAAATTTCAAATAATAGTCTTGAATATCGTTTTTGATTCTTATAATCAATAAAGTTCTAGCTGCAAAATCATTATACAAATCCCATTCAGAAGCATTGAAAGAATCAACTACGTGTTCTGATGATTGGTTAAATATAAAAGTCATATTTTGACCAGTCTCTACAGCTAAGAATGTTTGTTTATATTCATTTGCTGCTGGTGTTGAATCTGTAGTTAATGTGTACTCTGTAAAAGTATGCCAAGCACTTTGTAATTGATTGCCTGGGAAGTTGATTTGGTTAGCAATACCTTGACCACCATCTAAATAAGTAAAGTCTAAAGGTGTTGCCTCACTTACTCCAGCTATATTGTAAATCAATCTCTTAATAATTCTACTAAAATTGAATTTAGTTAATGACCTCTTGTTACTTTGTGAGCTTAAACTTTTTAAATAGTTTACCGTTCCACTTGCAGCAGTACCACCTTTAGAATAATATCCGTATGTAGTAGCAGAGTCATCTTGCCATACTTCAAACGTTGATAATTGTACAATATGAAAAGCTCCTTCTTGTTGATGTATTCTAGCATTAAGATAAAAAAGTATTTTATTTAATACATCGTAGCAAGTCATATATTTTATAGCTCCTCCAGGAGTACTTGGTCTTTGATAGAATGCACTAGATTTACAGATAATAATATTAGAGCAATCATTATATCCTTGAGCTTCTGTTACATTCGTTTTGCTACTCCACCAATTACCAGCAAATAGATATAAAAAGTCAGTTGCTACATTATCAGTGAATACCTCAGTGATAGGATTTTGGTTTAATATCCCTAAAATAATTGATTGAAAGGTATAGTATCCTCCTTCAAAATCTCCGTTACTATCAGCTACTTTTATAGTTGCATCAGTTTCATTAGTTCGCTCATTATAAATATTAGATATTTCATTGATTTGCTTAGATTTTAAAAGCTCTAAACCATCAATCGCTCTTAGCTTTATTATTTGAGGATAGTCTATATCTTCCATAATAGACTCATTCATAATAATTATACCAGTCCAAAATCTACCTACTGGAGATACTGATTCAAAATCTACTTCTGTACCAGCATTATTCATATAGATTCTAGCTATATACTTACCCTCTTGTTGAGACATTATATCTAAGATTCTATTTCTGTCATCGTTATCTCTTAAAACAAACTCAAAGGTAATTTCTGATGAATGTATTGCAGTGTCTACTCTTTCTCCTCTTCCTTTATAAGATAATTTAAAACCATCTCCACCTACATTGAACTCACTAATAGAGCCTACATAATTATCTTTTAATATATGTAACTCGTAATAGATGCCGTTGTCATCTTTAAACTTTGCTCTATTTGTAATTTCGTATGCCATTAATAACTATTTTTTCTTCGTGAGTATCTGTCGTTTGATAAGAATATATCCTCTCCACTTATCATTCCTTGTACTTGTACCGTTTGCCCTCCTATCATATCTTTTAGCTTATTCAATGGAGCAATTACTTCTGGATTGGTATTAGCTCCAGCATATTCTCCCATAAGTCCTAGAGTTGGCCCACTAACAATACCTCCATTTGCAAAGGCTGGTATAGCCTTATCAAATAAAGCACCTACAGCAGTTCCAGCACCAGCAGCGATAGCGACATTGAATGGAAATGGTATAGTAGCAATTATCTTAGCTATCTGTGATGCTATAGCTTGACCAATAGCAGCTTTTATGACATCTCTAGCTGAATTTAATGCAGCCTTACCAATATCAGCAAATGTTGTTTCAGCACTAACTTTCATAGAATTAAAAGAACTTGAGAAAACATTAGCAGTTTGCATAATAGCGTTTTGCATTGTATTAAAATTTTCAACTACTTTAGCAGTATCAAATCCCATTTCTTCTAATTCTTCCTCCTCTCCTATTTCATCTAATTGTACTGCATCTAAGGCAGAAGATATTTCCTCAAATGTTTTACTTACTTTTATAGTCTTACCTTTACCAGTCTCTATATTTAAGTTAGATATTGCTTTAGTAAGTTTGTCTACTGCATCTTTATTAGCATCAACTTCTTTTGTTGAGTCTTTTAGATTTTTTTCTTGTTCGTCAAGCTCCTCACTTACATCATCTAATACAGCAAAATAAGCAGCATACTTAGGAGAAATAGCTGCTAAAGCACCTAGAACTACTTTAGCAATAAATTTACCTACTCTACCCATCTTTAAAGCTGTCTTAATAAACTTCTCTGTGTCTAGTATAGCAAATCCCATAATACTTACTAAACCAGCTACAGCTACAGCAAATAAGGCAAATGGATTAGTAGCCATAAAAGCAGTAAATATTCTAAGATTCTTTAATAGTCCAGCTACAGCAATTGACAATTTACCAATAATAAACAAAGCTGGTCCAATGACAGCAGCATAACCAGCAAAAGAAACTAGAGTTCTTCTTTGTTGGTCTGTTAAGTTTTGTAAGAACTTTGTTATTTGTTCTACTTTTGCTCTAAATGGCTCTAAGTTTTCCATTATTAAAGCTCCAAATTCCTCAGACAAATCAGATAAAACCATTTGTAATGCTTGGAATGGTCCTAGTCCAGCAAGTCTTGCAGCCTCAGCAGCTCCTCCGTATTGCTTTTCTAATTCATCAAGAATTATAGTTTGTGCTTCTGCTAATCTACCAGTTTCTGCTAGAGACTTTATAACTTCTTTTTGGTCTTTAGAGAATTGTATACCACTACGACTAAGAGCAGATAAGTTTGCTATTGGGTCATTTAAGGCTTTACCTAGTTGAATACTAGCAGACTTTAAATCTCCATCTAAACGAGTTGCTAAGTTTAATGCAGCTTTCTGAGTTCTTGCAAATTGCTCTCCACTAATATTTGTAAACGTCAAGAGTTGAGCAGTAGCATCTTTCAAAATGACCTCATCGCCAAACAAAGTCTTAGCTTGTAAGTCAGAAGCCATTTTCTGTAACTCCTTAGAAGTAAAACCAGCAGCTTGACCAGTACTAATAAGACCAGCCTCTACTTGTGCTATTGCTTTTTGTTGAGTATCAAAAGCCTTAACACTAGCAGCACCCATAGCAACAATAGGAAGAGTCAAGTTTCTTGTTAGATTCTTTCCAGTTCTTTCAAAAGACTTACCCCACTTTTTCATAAAAGCAGAAGTCTTTCTCATTCGACTCATAAATTGCTTATCGTTAAGCGTTAACTTAATACTTAATGTTTTCTCAGCCATTGTCTTTATTTAGCAATTCGTATTTCTTTTTAATATATTCTGCTCTCTTCTTTTGTTTCTTAATGTCGGTCTTTACTTTCTTTTTCTCCCAATCAAACTTCATCAGCTTCTGTGGTGTTAGGTTTTGTCCTTTCTTAGTATGTGGCTGTAAATTAACACAAGCCAACCATCTCACTCGTTCCCACTCCCATTGCTGTTCCTTCTCTACTCTATCGTTTACGCCTTTCTGCATACAGATAAACTCGTGAAAGGTTAGACTCCAAAAGTCTTGAGGTAGTAATCCGAAGCCATAACCTATAGCTTCTAAACTATCCCAAGTTACTTCTTTTTCTTTGCCACCTTCTTCGTGGCTTTGTCGTTTCCCTCCGTTTCAAATTTAGCAGAGAATTGATTAGAGAATATCTCTAGCACTTTGTTTAGTGCGTCAAAATCTTCGTCTAACATATCTGCGACATCATCAACATTTAAAGAACATTCTTGACCACTCACTCGTGAGCCGTCTTTTATTCCGTTTAAGATTAGATAACAAGCATCGTCTAAGCTCATTCCCTCTCCTAGCTTATCTAAGTCAGCTAAACTTCTTCCAGTATCTTTACAGAATAACCTAAGGGAGTTTATCCCAAAACGTACACTATAATCTTTACCGTTTATTATTACAATTTCGTACATATCTTTATTGGTTTTAAATTATGTCAGTTGGAGCAGAGCCGAAGCCCATACCCCAACCAACAAAGAAATTATTTATGATACAAATGATTGAGTTATAGCTCCAGTACCTTCTAAAGATACGGAATAAGTAGGAGCATCTTCTACACCACCACTAGCCTCAAAACTTGTTACAAATGCAGAACCAGTATAGTAAGCATCGCCAGTAGCTTCTCCACTATATTTAAAAGTGAAAGTTGCTGCTGTTCTTGCTAACATCTGAGTGACTAAGTCACTTGGGTCTGTTGTAGTTCCAGCAGTAGGAGATACATCATATACACCATCAGCAGAAATACTAAAAGACTTTTGTCCACCTAACAAATCTCTGAAACCAGCAGAGTCTTTTGTTGAGATGTCTATTGTATCTACATTAATACTTAAACTTACATTTTGTGCGTGTAGCAGTTTGTATTCTGCTGCAACGCCATTTACTTCTTGAATTTCGATAATTAAATCGGTTCCATTGAAAATTGCCATCGTTTTTTAATTTTTAAATTTATAATTAGCTAATATTTAAATCATCAGAAGATTCGATTTTCTTCTTAGATTTCTTTTTGGGTTTGCCTAAAGCATCATTGAATATTAATATTCTATAGATTTTTTGACTTACCTCATAAGACTCGTCTTTCGTATATTCTACTCCTCGAATCTCAATATCTTTTTTTATATATACTTTATACATATCTATCTATTTATGTTAAATCTGTAATCTTGTGCAATACCATATAAACCAATAGAACCAGCAGAATCATCATATAGCTCGTTTTGGTCTTGGTAAAATATCTTATCTACTACTACGCCACTATATGTGCCACTAACATAATCTAAAGCTGTACGAATATGACCAGCTAAAGTTACTAAGTCAGCGTAGTTGTTATGGTAAAAGCTTATCTGCACTCTTACATAGTCATAAGTACTTACTCCGTTCTTAGTGTTGTTAGGCTCATCTCCAAACATCTGATAAGTTATATAAGGTAACTTAACGTCTGTAGGGAAATTGTAACGACTAGGAAATATTCTCAAGTTGCCACTTGTAGTAACTAAAGGAGCAACATTTGAATCGTTGCTTAAAATATTATATATTACTTTTCCTATCTCCATTACTTCATTGTTTTAGCAAATCGTTTTTCTATAATCGTTTTGAGTTTAGTAATTACACTATCCATTACTTGTTGCCCTTTTGCTCTTACTGTCTTGTCAAGCATTCTTAATGGTGGAGCGTTATAATATCCATACTCGTGAAAGTAAAAGTAAAATCCAGTTTTATCTTTAGATGAAAAACTACCCTTTACTCTTGGTCCTACATAAACGCTAGGCTTTCTCCCTCCTTTAGTCTTTCCGTTTATTATACCTATAGACTTAACAAGCTGTCCAGTTTTATCAGATTCAGCACCTGGTCTTAACGGCTTAATATCATTCTTTATATTCGTTCTAAGCTCACTTCTCAAAGGTGTAGCAGACTTTCTCAAAGCACTTCTAAGAGTATTTCTTAGCTTAGTATCTGAGCTAGGAAATAACTTATCCAAATCTTTTATAATTTGTTTAAGTTCTTTTTCGTCTATTTTAGCTGATACTATCATTGCTCTGGAAAAGGGTTAATACCGTTATCTATTAATATGTTTATCCAATCTATTTCCTTAGTGTATAAGTCTACATTGTCCCACTTAGTCTCTAAGCATTGATAAGTCTCTAGCACTCCAAACGATACTATCGCATCACTATCGTTCCATACGATGTAGTAACTCTTTACCTCTGGGTAGCATATTTCTGTTAATCTTAAACTCATCAGCCAGTTAAATTATTTAGTTCGTCATCACTTAAAGCCTCATCAAATACTGCTAGTGCTTTGCATTTACCGTAAAAAGCCTCTCCATCAGCACCATTATTAAAGGCTAATGTGTTTAATGTGTTAGTTGAAAAAGTAGAGCCACTATTATCTGTTGCTACTTCTGTTCCATTAATCCATAAAGCAAAATCATTTTGCTTATATTTTAAAGCTATTTTAAGTAAATTAGTAATTGTATAGCTAAAAGTTTGCATAAAGGCTTGACCGATTCCTCCGACTCTCACATCTACAGTCAATCTATTAGATTGATTAGAATAATTTATTATAACTCTATTAGCAGTTGTAGAATCACTTAAGCTAATAGATTTTAAAGTAGAATCATCTGCCAAAGCAGCTATCTCTGCATATAACACACCCTCTGTTGAGTTTATTAATGTAGCACTACCAGCACCAGTTGCAGTCTCTGTAGCTCTTGTAACTGTACTTCCAGTTAGTGTTGGTATGTATGATGTAGCGTAGGATTGTTCTTCTAGTTGTGCTCCCCATATAACATAATTACCAACAGACGCATCCCAAATAATAAATTGAACTGTATTAGTTGTTGCTACTGTAAATGTTCTAGTTAATGTATGCCTATAAAAACCATTATTAAGTGTTTCTATATTTGAAACATCTGTGCCCGAAGGTGTAGCACCTCCAAAAGACAAAAAGTCAGATGTATTTGTATCTGCAAAAATTGAAATAGAAACAGACTCACCGATGACGGTTGTCATATTTTTATTATATAACAAATACTGAGAGGCTGCTGAAAAACTTACAGTAGAAGCATTTGTAGTACCATCAGGTGAAACAGCATTGTTAGAGGTAATAGTTACACCTACCTTAATCCAACTACTATCACTAAAATCCTCACTATAAGGAATAAGATTAGTAGAAGTAGGCTCTAACAATATATGACCATTCTCTCCATTACTATCATAGCTGATTCTTGGAATGTTGTTGGTGTCTATTATTTCTTTAAATGATACGTTTGTTATAGAGCCATTGAAATTAATACCAGTAACTTTTAAATCTGTTTGTGTTGCAGTAATATATTCCGTATGAATACCATTTCCAGATTTAACAGAACCAACATTAGGCAAAAATAAAGAACCACTAACGTAGTTTAAAATTTCGTAACTTACCAAATATGTTTTACCTATCGTAGTAACATTACTCTGTACTAATTGCTCGGAACTTCCATTCGCCCCATTACCATTTGCAACACCACTTCCAAAAGTCCAAGTGTTTTCTATTGTCCAATAGTCATTAGGGTCAGCACAAGAAAAATCTCCACAAGTAACTAACTCACTACTAAGAGTACGTCCTACCATCTCGACTAAGCCACTAGAATTAACTCGACTAGCAACACTAGCTCTAGCAAAGTCAAAGTCTTCATAAGGCTCGTCTATTGGTGCTACGTTGTAAAGCGTACCAGCCTTGTAACCAGTAGGAGTTAAGATTATACTTGCTTTATTTAATAGTCCTTCTGCCATTAGTCTATATCGTTTAATTCTTGTAAGAATGCTTGGCTATCTGTAGTGTTCTCTACTACTCCTCCAGCAGCTACTACTCTTGTATTTAATACGCTTATGTAATCGGCTGGAGTTGGATTAAATATTCCACCATCAACAATAGTCCAACCATCGTCCTCTATTAAGCTAAATCGTGCAGCATAAGCTGACTCTGTAAATTGTGAGCCACCAAAGTTTATACTAATATCGTTATCGTGTCCTCCAGATTGCCAAGCTATTAGCGTTGCATCGTAGTTAGAAGTAGATAAACCACTAGCGTTCTGCATAAAGTTAGTAAAGTTAGTAACATTAGGAATATTCCACGCTGCTAGAGATTGGTCGAATAGGTCGCAGTTGTAGAGCATTTGTTGCATATTTTCTACGTTAGTAGTGTCCCAGCTATATATGTCTCCGTTAAATTGTGAGCAATCGTAAAACATTTGTTGCATATCTTCGACATTAGAAGTATCCCAAGAGTTCAAATCTTTGTCATAACTTATAGCTTTGAAAAATGTTCTATAAAAATTTATAACATTACTTACATTCCAGTTATTTAAAGGCTGATTAAATGTAGAACATTCATAAAAACATTGGTCTATTCTTGTGACTGTGCTAATATCCCAGTTACCTATTGCTCCATTAAAGTTAGTACAGCCTCTAAACATAGTGTTAAAAGATGTAGTAGAAACAGTAGGAGCATCTGTAGCACTAGAATCTAAATTAGTACACCCTCTAAATGCAGCAGAAGTAGATAAGTCTAAAACTCCCCATTGTTTTACGTCAAGCATTTTAAGCTTATCTCCAGCGTTATTGAATTGCCAACCTTGTAATGTTCCCTCTATGCTTACTTCGTATTGTCCAGCACTACTATAAGTGTGTGTAACCTCTTGTTGATTGTAACTTGTTATTGTATCGCTAGAGCCATCTCCCCAATTTACTGTAGCGTTATAACTACCACCACTAACCAATGGCATCATAAATTGAGTATTCAAGCTAGAGCCACTAGATGTATTCTCTGTGTCAATAGTGAAGACAAATTGATTAGGAGCTGTCTGTGATAAGTCTACTACGTCATTCTTCTCTAATAAAAGCACCATAGCATCTTTACGACCTACTTCCTTTATGCTCTTGATAGAATAATTAGTAGAGCCATTAGAGATAAAGTATTGTGGACTTACTCCA